GTAGTTTAAACTTAGACGGTCCTAAACCAATTGGCTCAACTATCTCAGATTTAACTATCCAATACGGGGGTAAAGAATACTATATCTCATTAAAAAATAAACAAGGTAGTGGTATCTATAGTGGAGCAAATATTCCTTGGATTTACGAAAAAGATGGTAAAATTATCTACGATTCTTCTAAATTTGATTCATCCACAGGTAATGGTATTATATTTGATATGTTTAATATCGATTCAAATAAATTAGCTAACGGTTTAAACAATTATATTAACCAAACAGGCGATATAGAAAGTTTCCAAAAAGCCAATATTGATATTAAAAAATTTAAAAATTTATTAGGTTCATCTATTGGGTATGGATACTATTATGTAAAAGAATCTGGCAAAGGACAAATTAAAGTAACTCCATTATTAACAGCTGAAGATGCTTTAGATTTTGTAGGTGACATTAAAGAAGCAACCATCAAATACCCAGATAAAAAATCTAAACAAGTAACTATCAAAGTAGATACTACTAATGGTATGTACATAGTTGCAGTTAGGAATACATCAGGTAAGGTAGTACCTTTATCATTGCGTATTAGTAAAATTAAATAATATTTATAGATATGTGTAGCTGTGGATGTGGAACATGTAGCCCTCAAAAACCAGTGGTGTTAAACGAAAGTATAGCACCAAAAGAAATTTTATCTGAGGGTTTGAAATACCATTTAGATAACGCACGACCTCTTACTGAGCACGTATACCGTGCAGGTTCGGAAAAGTATTTTAATTTATGGGCTGAAGCACGCGCTTTATACAGCCGTAACATTATTGAAGTACAAGGTGCTGACTTAGAGGTATTAACAGAAACAGATCTTGGACACTTTGCAATTGTAGAAGGTGTACAAGTACCTTTAGATTTTCCTATCGAGCTTACAGAAGCAGAACTAAACGAAGAAGCAAAGAAAAAAATTGGTAAACCAATGCGTTCTTCTTCAGGCGGTAAAGCTTACAAAGTATATGTTCGCGACCCTAAAACCAAAAAAATCAAAACAGTACGTTTTGGCTCAGGAGGTTTAAAGGCTAAAATCAATAATCCAAAAGCACGCCAAGCATTCGCTAAGAGACACAATTGTGCTCAAAAGACTGATAGAACAAAAGCTTCATATTGGAGCTGTAGATTACCACGTTATGCAAAACTACTCGGACTCAAATCAAACTTCTCAGGATTCTGGTGATAAACCCTACATTGATTTAGAGGTTACGAACGAATACATTTTAAGAGAATTCAGTGAAAACATAGATCCAATTGAACTACTCTGGCACCGCGATGACGAAGATCGTACAATTGAGATTATAGGAGAAACAGATTGGCAAATACAATTAGATAATCAATTGCCTACTTCTTTAAATCAACGTATATTTATACCACGACACATGTGGCACCGTACTATTAAAGGAACAGGACCACTTAAAATTAAAATATACAAGGAATAAGATATGGGCTTATTTGCAATGGCTGTTAATACGGGCTCTGTAGCTCAAGATGGTGGTTTAACCACCCCCGGGCTTGACTTTACTCAAATATCACAATCAGGAATGACAGATTTTGGTACAGGCCCAGGCCTTACTTGGTCAGATTACAGACCCCTAGCCAAAGGAAGACAAGCAGACGAATTAAATATATTTTTATTAGCTTCAGAATTAGATAATGTTGTAAAAGATACTGGTGCGGTCGTTCCCCAATATTGGGAAGATGTAGCAAGTCTTCCAGCCGCAATATCAGGTACTTTAGGATTAGAATCTCAACGCCCCTATTACTTACCTCGTTATAAAACATCCGATCCTAAACAGCAAGCAAATGCTGCAACCTCTTCTTGGCAATGGGTAGATGGTTTAGATCTAACTATCAAAGCTTACAATACTGCTAATCCTGGTATCTCAACTGAATATCGTCCGAAATTTTATGGTTGGTTTTTAGGAGTAGCTGAAAATGGAACTCCTGGAGGATGGAACGTTGAAGCATATTTTTGGGGAGCCACAGGCTCTACTTCGGCTGCAGCAGCACAAGCTAGCTTTGTTGAAGTAGCTAACTCCTTACCCACGGGCTCAGGCCAATCTGGCCAAGCCAATAGTCGTGGTTATGGTCCTACTGATGGTAACAGTGCTTTCCAAAATATTTGCTATAGTAGTTTTAATCAAATTTCTCCCTATTCCGGGGTAACAAACTATATTGTAGTTTTTCAAAATTCTAGTGACCCAGCTGATATAGGTGTTAGACCTTTAACTATAGCAACCCAAGGTAATTTTGCTTGGTAATTAACTTATAGACGGATTCATAGCCCGTCGCTTTTAAAAAAACAATTTTAGACAGCTGTGGCGTCACCAAATTTGGAGACGTCACAGCTCTTTTTTATCTTAATGTGTAATAAATAGAAATATGAAGGAAAAGAAAATCGTAATCGTAGGTGCAGGTGTAGCAGGAGTAAATGCTGCTACTAAGCTTGTAGACCAAGGTTATCCTGGTGAACTAATCACAATTATTGATATGGGTAAAGACCCATACAATCGTAAACCAGAAGAAGTAATGACTGGTTTCTTGGGTGCCGGTGGTTGGTCTGATGGTAAACTAACTTACCATACAGCAATTGGAGGTCAATTATCTAAGTATTGTGGTGAAGAAAAAGCAATGGAATTGATGGATCAAGTCATCACCAATTTTAAACGTTTTCACCCTAAACCAGAAGAAGTACAATGTTCAAATCCTGAAGCAGAACCAGATTTTATTAAACCATATTTTGGCTTGCGTTTGTTTCCTGTATGGCACGTAGGTACAGATTATCTATCTGAAATTGCTAAAAATTGGTACGATTATTTAGTATCTAAAGGTGTACAATTTGAATGGGAAGCTAAAGTTACCGACATCAATTTTAAAAACAATACAGGCGCAGTAACATTACCACAATCTGATCTACAACATTTCTTTGAATACGATAAACTTATCTTTGCAGTAGGTAAATCAGGTATAGATTTCGCTCAAGAATTAGCCAACCAATACCAACTTCCAGATGAACCCAAATCAGTCCAGATTGGTGTTCGATTTGAAGCACCACAAAAACACTTCCAAAAACTAATTGATATCAGTTACGACTTTAAGTTGTATCGTAAATTCGAAGATAAAGGTGTTTCACTTCGTTCATTCTGTACAAACAACAATGCCGCTTATGTTGCTGTAGAGGAAACATATGGAGATCATAGCTACAATGGTCACGCTAAAAAAGATATGCGTTACCGAAACGATATGACCAATTTTGGTATCTTGATGGAAATTAATGGTATTGAAGATCCGTTTACTTGGTCACGTGATTTAGTTAAAAAAGTTCAAAAAGATGCTACGGGTTTATATTATAGCCCTTCACGTCGTCCCTCACAAACATCTGAAGGTGGAACTGTGAGTGCAGTTGCTATTAACTCTCAACAAATGGATGAGGTAAGAGAAGCATTCCAAGGTTACTATCAGTATATTGATGATTTTATTGAAGATATGAAAAAAGTATTCCCAACACTTGCCCATGATTGGGGGGTTTATATCCCAGAGGTAAAATATCTTTCACCTGAACCACTTGTAAAATATCGCAACTTATCTCTTACTAAGTTTCCAAATGTTCACTTTGTAGGTGATGCATTGAGTGCTCGTGGCATTACAGTTTCAGGAGCTCAGGCAATATACGTTGCCGAAGACATCCTTTCTTATTACCTTCGCGATACCGAATATCCAGAATTTATAAGCCATTATGTAGCATGAAAAAACAAGCAATTTACGAAGAACGCCGAATGAAATCTCAAGGCGCATATCATTATTTTTTTAAAGAAAGCGGTAGCGCAGCTTGGAAATACCATAATTGGGAAGGACCTGCAGTTATGCCTATTGAAGGTGAAGAAACTAAACATAAAAAAGAATATTATTTGTACGGTAAACAAATGACTCTAGAACAATGGGAAGAATCTCGCAAAAATAGAGAAGGTTTGCCTTGGTATAAAAATCCATCAATGCGCGGAACAACTCGATTCTAATGGGACACAAATACGAACCAGTACCTCGTCAAGGTGACTTTTATAAAAAGGCCTGGGGATACGAACTATGGATTGTAAACGATGAAGAGTACTGTGGTAAACTCCTAGTATTCGATAAAGACAAAAAGTTTTCAATGCACTACCACTTGATCAAAAAAGAATCATGGTACGTAGCTAAAGGAGAATTTTTATATAGTTGGATTGATACTGAAAAAGCAACAGTTAAAACTGTAAATATCCAAGAAGGACATGTAATTGATCTTGAAAGAGGACAACCCCACCAACTTACAGCACTAACTGAAGGTGCTACTATTTTTGAAGTATCAACCAAACACTACGAAGAAGATAGTTACCGTGTAATCCCAGGTAGTTCACAAGATGAAATAGTAAAAGAAATCATCCAACAACAACTTCCTCAAACAATAGTATCTCGAGATTTAACTAAATTTTGGTCTTTAAATGACCAATTAATTGATTTTAGTTCTATAGATTTTCTTAATATTTCTCAAGGAGATATTGAGAGAGAATATGGTTGGGAAGCAGCTATGTATTGGTCCAATATCGCCCATTTTGAACTAGACAACGATTTCTTTCATGTTAATCAAGGTGACGTTTATGTAGATTTAGGAGCCAATATTGGTATGAATTGTGCCTATGCTGAAAGCAAAGGAGCATCAAAAATCTACGCCATTGAACCTGACCCAGATGTATTTAAAGCACTTCAAAAGAATGCTGGGGAAAATTGGGTGTTAGAAAACATTGCAGTTTCTAATAAAAAAGGGTTTATGGAGATTAGTATGTGGCCTAACTGGCAAGTAAAACGCATACTGAAATGCACTACCTTAGAAGATATCATTGAACGTAACAATATAGAAAAAATAGATTACCTTAAAATTGATATTGAAGGGGGAGAAAAGGAACTTATTCCCGCTATTAAACCCGAAACTTGGTCTAAAATTAATAAAATTTTTATTGAATATCACGAAGATGTATTTGAATATTCTGATGATTTTAGATCTGAATTTATTAAAACAATTCAACAATATGGTTTTGATTTTCACATAGTACTTGGAAGTACACAAAGCTTTTTATATTTTTGGAGAGTATGAAAATAGGATTATGTGGAACAATGAGTGTAGGTAAAACTACTCTTGTTAATGCTTTAAAAGAACTCTTAGAGTTCAAAAATTATACTTTTAGAACAGAGCGTTCAAAATATTTGATGGAACAAGGTATTCCATTAAATACTGATTCAACACTTAAAGGTCAAACAGTATTTTTAGCAGAACGTGCTAGTGAACTTATCCAAGAAAATATTATTACAGATCGTACTGTAATTGACGTTATAGCATTTGCTCGTGCTTCAAAATCAATAGATGTTATTGATAAAGAAGCATTTACTGAATATGCTACACGTTTTATTAGCGAATATGATTATATTTTTTATATTTCTCCTGAAGGGGTAGAAATGGAAGATAATGGTGTTCGTGAAACGGATTTAGAATATCGTAAATTAATTGATTTTACTATTAGAAATATTCTT